TTAGCTTCACCCCAGTATTCGTAGAGATTTGCACGTATCAAGTTAGCAACATTTTCAAACTTTGCTCTGCCTCTTTCTGTCGTGAGATCAAATACAATCTCGCCGCCCTCTGTTCTATCTCCCCAGAACCGGACCATTTCATTCATCAAATCAGCGACTCGTCGTGTTGCTTCCGCATCTCCGTTGGCAGCATCAGCTATTGATTCACCTAATTCTTTGTGCCAGTTTTCTGGTGTCTGACCTATACGATATGGTCTTTTACGTCCATTAGGCATTTTAGTTACAAACTCTGGACCTGCAGCCGCTCCAACAATCTTTTCACCAAGACTGTCTGGACGTGTTGAATCAAATATTAAATCACGATATGTGTCCCGTGCACCCTGCACTGCAGCGAATACCTCTGGGATGGATTTCAAAGACTCATCAAGAGACAACGCTGCTCTGGTGTATGGTAGAACCTCATCACCTTGTTTGCTCATTGCCACCCTTGTGAAATGTCGTTTCAATTCGTCTACTTCAAAAGGCAGGGCCGTGAAGGGTTCAAAGTTTGGTGTGTTTTCATCCAGTTTTGACTTGTTGCTAAAGTGAATAGCCATGTCCATCATGGTTACTTCACCCGGTGGTCCTAAGTAATCTTCATTCTTTTTGCCTGTTTTAGCATCAATAGGAGTTGTTACCCATTGTTGTAAATCCTGAAACTCCGCATCATCCAGTTCCATACCTTTTCTTAATGATCGTTCTGACATATCGTTAAGAGCTTGGAAAGCGTTACGTCCAGACCTACTATTAAGGAATGTAGATTGTGGGCTAAACAGTCCTCTAAAAGCTAACGTGTCATCTCGTGCGACTTTCATGCTTTTAGCAAACTCATTTACAAACGGGGATATATCTATTGGTGTGTCCCCAACTAATTCATCTGCTTCTGCGTATGCATTTCTTGCAAGAGCATAATTTGATGACATATGTGCATCATATATATCCTCTGTTAGTTTACCTAGCTGTGTTAGATATGCTGGTGTGCCCCGCATATCGGCTATTATTTTTGCACGTCTATTTAATCTGTCAGCAACTTCGGCAGAAGTCTTTAGTATTATGCTTCTCTGCATTTCAACATCTGCTATCGCCCCCGGAACTAACTGTATTTCCAATGCAGATAGCTGATTTACAATATCTTCCCCTATATCAGTATCTGGATTTGTAAGCATTTCATTTTTGTATTGTCTCAACATACCCAAGTATTGAATTTTTCGTTCTTCAATCTGTAACTTTTGAGCGTCTGCAGCTTTTTCAAAATTAGTTACAAACGCAGTCAGAAACTTAGAGTCTTCAGAGTTTACACCCGTAGAATCATTTATAAGCTGTCTTAACTTCGACATGCCCAGCATTGCTGCTTCCAAAGAATTTTCCGCATCCATTTGTACTTTTGTTGCGTCTTCTAAATTCTTAACATTTGTTTTTCTGAGAGCATCCATTTCTATGGCTTGTAGTGGGGCAAGACCGGAGACGTGAGCAAACGACAACTTAAATGCTTCTTCTGCTTGCTCCCTTTCTGGTCCTTCAGCAAATTTGCCTACTATTCTTTCACGCAACCTATTATAGTTTTCTATGGCACCATACACTTGCTCACGCTGTTCTACATCAAAGTTCTTCATGGCCTTTATTAAGAAGTTAAAAGAACCTACCTCACCTGTTGTAAGAGGACGACCAAGCGTAGCTTGAATTTCATCCAAACTTGCATCTGTAAATACGCCTTTAGGTAGTAAACGAACATCCTCTAGGAACTCTAAGCTAGTTGTCCCTATGCGACTCAAAGTAGCGGAGTACCCTGCTAGCTTGAATGGACCACCCACAACAAATTTTGTTGCTGGTCTACCCCCAAATGCAAATCCTAGAGCACCTGTTAGTTCACCTATTTCTTCTGTCCCTTCACCGAAGAAAAAAGGGAGAAAATTCAAACCCGCTGTTTGACCAATTGCAACCAACCCCTCATCAATCGCCAAGTTAAACATAAACGGGTTACTTGCCCCATTGTATATAAGTCGATTACGGCGGCTTGTTAAACCAGCAAGAGTTCCTTCTAATATGCTTATAGCTTGTGGATTAGTTGCGGTTGACAGATCTAATTGTGCTTGTTCAATCTCTTGATCAAGACGCTTGATAGTTTTTCTTGCTGTTTGGTTTGTTTGAAAGTTTTGTATTGCACCCTTGTATCCAAATGTCTCACCTATTTTAGCGGTCATTTTTCTCCAACTTCTGCCAAACTTGGTTTTCCTATCCTGTATTTCAAGCTGTCTAATTACAGTTACATTATCTAAGATTCTAAGATCAGGGTTATCACGTTTAGCTGCTTCAACACGTTTAAATTGTCTACCGCCTTTTGCTAAATTTAACGCACCAAATACACCTGCTACTGGAAGATTTTGTGCAAGAAATGATAGCCCCTGTTCTTGAACAGGTAACTCGCGGAAACCAAAGTCAAGTATCTCCTGACCAAAACCAAGAGGCAGCATGGGGTTTTCAACTGTGCCCAAGCCCTCTAGTTCAGCTACATATGAATCCTCATATGCCTGTTGTCCGTGTTTTTCAATGAACTTGTCTTTTAAAAACTCGTTCATACTTTGTTCATACGTGGCATTTATTCCTACTTTATCTAATAACGAACGATACGCGGCAAAGGTTTGTGCAACCTGTGGCTGTCGTTTTGCCCAAGCTTCAGAGAACGTAATGTCTGGACCCCCAAACATATCTATAACAGAAGATTCTGCGACAGCAGGGGCCGCATACATAGCCAGAGCATACAGATAATTAGGTGTGTTTCCTGTGAATCTGCCAAGTTCTTTATATTGTCTACCTGTTTCTCTGAAGAACTCACCTGTTGAGTAGTGATCTATTAACAAGTCCCGCACTCTTGAATCTACAACTTTGTCATTCATAAATGAAAAGAAGTTCTTGCGGTTATCAACGTATTCTTCCATCGCACCTGTTTCGCGTTTTGTCAGGTTATCTGGAAGATCAGTCTCTATCTCACCTCCCGGTCCAATCTTAGTTCCGGCAATTGGTGAAGGTGTTACTTTAGGCTGTGCATTTGCAACATCTATTCTTTGCAGTATAAAGTTTTGGGCAGCTTCATCTCCGTTTCGTGCAGCCTCTACCGTTTGTATTGGTATTTCCATACCACCGATCATAGTTTCGCTTCCTGCAATTATTTCTGTCAGGGTTGGAACTTTGACCTCAACTGATTTGAGCATGTCAGCAGCTTTGCCACGCATACTTATTGACAAGTTTGCTTCAGGAGTTCTTTGCGGTGTCGTTAATGCTTCAGCCATTTATAATCCTTCCTGAAAAGGAACATACTTTTTATCTCTTACCATGTATTTACCCGGAAGCTCTTCCCCAGTTTTATTATCTCTCAAACGAAACCCAGTTATATTATTTGTGCCGGGTATCATTGTGACAGTCGTAGGATCTATCGGCCCCCCCTCAATAACAGGTTTAGATGGATTAAGTTGATCATCATCTAAAGTATCGGAGCCGGATACAGGTGCAGAGTCTTGTGCTTTTCTAATTATATTTGTTACAACTTTTCCCTTGCTATCTGTGTACGTTGGGTTGCCCTGTTCATTCAATACAGGTATAGATCCGTTCATAGCAGGGTAAACCGGACTACCGTCAGGGGCTGTAAAATTCTTTGAAAAACTTCCTTCACTTGGTGGGTCAAACGAAGTTGCTAAACTAGTCCTTCTGGCGTAGTCTGCAAAGCTAGTAAAATCTGCCTTCTTTGAAAGCCTGTCCAATGCGATTGCACCCTTTATATATTTACGGGATGCAACTGTAGCTCTGCCTGATCCGTCACCAACCGTATCGACTATGCCACCATACCGTGCCTTCTTTAACTCAAAGTCATCGATAACCAACTGAATACGTGCAGCCATAGCTTGAACTGTATCTGTGTTTGTTCCTAAACGACTAAGTTGTTGATCAATATCTTGGTTTGACAATCGACCAGATGGATCAGCGGCACGTGCCATTTGGAATGCAAGGGCTATTCTCAATGCCTCAAATCGTGCGTATCTTGCACCAGCATCTGTGAGAGTTTCCCCCTCTAATTGATTTCCTTCCTGCATTCCAAGTTTACGTGCTGCCTCTACTCTGTCATTCAAACTATTAATGTACCCACGTGAAACCATTTTTACGGGTTCTTTAGTTACTGAATCTATGGTATTTATGTTTGCGTTATAATATTCATCAGCCACAATGTCAGTGTCAACGCTAAATGAACTAACCATACTACCATTCAAACCTGTGGTAGTATCCATACCCAAAAGACCAGCAAAGATTGCACCAGCACTTGCTAATCCACCCTTAATCTTATCAACTAAAGCAGGATTCTTAAAATCTTCAAGTATCACCCGCTTCATTTCACGCAAGCCTGTACCTGTACCGTCACTCTTACCCAAGACCTTTTTTATCTCATCTGTGGTGTCTATGAGTTTTTGGAAATCTTCTTCTTTCGCATTTCGACCAAATAGTTCTTGTGCCGCAACCATCTTGTTTGACACAGCTTTATCAACCCAAGTCCAATTAGTTGAAGGTTTCCAACTGTCAAGAGTTTGAAATGCCCCTAGCACATAGGCCATACCGACTGGATCATTTTTTCCTATCTTGGCTGCAATACTATCAAGAAGGTTTTTTGCGGCATCTTGAGTCATACCTGCTACACCAAGACTATTTTTTGGAAACGTTATACCATTTTCAGCATACTCCTGCATAATTTCTAGTGTGGCATTTAGATACCCTGTTCTTTGTTCCTTGCTTATTCCTGCAATTTGTGCTGTGTAATTCTCAAAGAGTTTGGTCAAATTTTCTGTCTTTGTTCGCCACGCTACGGCTAACGCGTTTTGTCCCTCTGGGTAATCTTCAGGATTAGTACCCTCAAACATCTGTCCTGTTTCTGTGATAGTAAGGTAATTCCCAACATCACCCGTACCTTGTGCCATTATATCAAAATCTTTAAACTGGGGTTCTTTTGTTTTAGCATACCGTTTTGCTATAAGAGCATTGAAATTTCTTGCAGCTTCAAAAATATTGGGGTCCATGTCAATAAGCAGTCCCGCTTCTTTTTGAACATTAAATTCATTTGTATATGCTGCTACATGATTTCTTATCAGACCACCAAGATGATTTATTTGAGCCACTGGTGCATTAAGTAGCTCTAGTTGTCGTTGTGGACTTGAAAAATGATATGAGTTTATTGCAGCAAGGGCACTCACACTTTTACCTTGTGTACTAAAGTCACCAATGTTAGTTCTGTAAGCAAACGTATTCGGCCCAGCTTTGCCACCCCGTTCACCCTTAGCGTTGATTACATATTCAAAATCATCAGCAGCAGTCAAAGCAGTTTGAACCCTGCTCATGTCCATAGTCACAGCATCAGAGGGTTTTCCAAACGGACCCATAGGGGCACGTTTATCAAGCTTATCTTTATAATTAGTTATCATGGTTTGAACAGCATTTACACCTTCTTGTGTTGCTGTTCCTTTTAATACAGCATCTGTTATCAAAGCCTGATACTGATTAGCACGTTCATCCTCTGCCTGACGACGTTCCTTTTCAGTCTGCATGTTTCTAGTAAAGCCTTGAACAAGACCTATTGCTAATGCTGCACCTACACCCATTATTCAGCTTCCCTCTGACTCAAAAAGTTTTCTTCTGTCACTTCTTCAGGCATCGTGCCTTCTCGTATGCCCCTGTTTATTTCTTCTTTGATAAATGAGAACATCGATGGATTATTACGCTTCATCATACGGAAGAATGTTTCATCGTCCATAGTTCCTTTATCAAACTCATCGTTGTTTTCAAAGAAACGGTACAATATACCTTCTTCTTCTGCCATGTTTGCAAGGTACATAGCCAATGGACCTTTTATCAACAAACCAACGTCCGGCATAAACTCGCCTTTTTGAAACTGCTCAAGTAAGTATCCTTCAACCAGTGCCTCAACAGAAGCACCTGTCATCAGTATCTTGAGCATTTCCATTTTAATTTTGGGACGTTCTACAGTTTCAATAGCTCGACGCAGAGCAGCTTCAGGATCTACCTGACGTGCTGGCTGTCCCCACGGCCATTTTTGATTGTCGCTAGTTAAACCATATCCCGGCGGGGCAGATGCAAAAGGATCTTTTGCCTCAATGGTTCCTAACTGTGGCTGTTCTTGATCTACCTTCATACTTTTTCTACCTTTGGTGCTTCTAGCGCGGCTGTCCTTCGTCCCTGTTTTGCAGTAGGTTGCACGTCATACCCATTTTCTCGTAACATGCGTCTGACCTGATCGTTTCGTGCATTGTTCAGGAGATTGGTAAATGCAGTCTGTACTTCTGGCATTTGATAAACAGGGTTCTGTGACTGTGTAAGTTGTGGTGCACGAGTTGCAGCCCGTGTTCCGGCTGTCAGATCTTGTAAGCTTCTAGCTTGGGGAGCTACAGTGGTTGAAATAAATCCTTGTGATTGTTGCCCCTGTCCCCCTTGAGAATCTATAAAAGCTTGTGCTCCACTTTTTATAAGGGAACTACCTATCGAAGCCCCTGCAAATGAACCACCACCAAAAGCGTAACCAGCCACTGCTGGCACAGCTATTTTCAATATGTCACCTAAATTAAATCCCATCTAGCTCTCCTATATTCCTGCAGCCCACGTAGCCAACCAGTTACCTATGCCCATAGCAAGATCATCCTTTTGTTTCTTGTCGTACATGGATGTGGTGTTTGCAAACTCCATAGCCATCACGCCCAACTCGTGATCTCGCTGCAGCTTTGACTCTCCCTTTTGGAAGTTCCAAGCAGCAATATCTCTATACTGCTGCCACAGATTGTTCAGAGCATTCTGTGAAGCGTTGAACTCGTTCTGCACATTTATTCGGTTTGTTTCATTCTGTATAGCGGTGTTCGCAGTGTTTACTTGTCTGCGCCATTGCACGTTGGATTGATCCACTGCAAACTGCATATTACTGTTGAATTTTTCACGTGAGTCCCGCATAGTGTTGTTGAATTGACTCATTGCGTTTGATTCACTTACGTTGAACTGTTCCATAGCAGCGACACGGTTTGCATTCGCTGACTCGACCTGTGATCCAAGTTGTGCAAAGAACTCTTCTACCTGCACTTCATTTTTTGCATTAAACTGCTTTCGTGCATTTTCTTCTGCAGCATCCTTAAATGCAGCTTGTGTGAGTGCGTTGAAACTTAAAGTATTAGCTTGTTGCCGTGCGTCCAAATTCTTTGTTTCAGTGGCAAGAAGGGACTGTGCGTTTGTCACAGCAGCAGTCAAACGAGCATTTAAATTTGCTTTATCCATAGCTGCGTATGTTGCAGCATTCGATAGTGCCATCTGTTGTTCATTATTCAGGTTAGCTAATTGTATGGTTGCATACTTCTTGGCATCATCTGCAGCGATAACTACACCAGCTTCCATCACAGCCTGTGTCATGGCGGCTGCAGCCATAGAGCTTGCGCCTAAACCACGTGCTTGCATAACACCAGATATTTTACGTACAGCAGGTGATGCCCACGGGGGAAGTGGCTGACCTTGCTGTATACTACTCATCAACTGTGATAGTTGATATTGAGTTGTTGCTTTTTGATCAAGCTGTTGTGTGGCAGCAGTCCCTATTGATCCAGCGGATACTGTTCCCTCAACACCTGTCATATCAACTGTGGGGGCTGTTCCTATTTGTGCAGCGGTCATTGGACCAACAGCATCAACTTTTGTAGTAACATCCTCTATGGCTGCAACTTGACCAAGATCAGTCTTGCTTGCAACTGGTGCTGTCGGGGATAAACCAGATGTATCTCCTTGTGAAGCAGCGGCACCTGTTGTACCCCCCGGTTGTGAGGTTAAATTAGCCGGACCAGTTAGCTTTTCATCCGTTGGTATAGAAATTTCATTAGTTACAGGGTCTATGTTTTGAAGTACAGGATTTACCTGTTGAACTGAGGTAGTTCCCCCTGTTCCAGCCGCAAGTTCACCTACTGCCTGTTGAACTTCTTGATCTGTTGTAATTGCTGCCATGTTACTTAGTTCCTATTTATATTACAGTATTTTGCTCAAAAAAGCAAGTATTATATTTCATCAGGCCAGTCGTTAATCTTGGCAATGGTTTTAATTGTACCGTCTGAATTACGTTCATTTTCAAACAAAGCCATAAACGCAGCCAAATCAGATGCACCATTCAAAGCTGTCTCTATCTCTGCGCATTTGGTACGGACTGCATCCCTGTATGTTGTAATTGAGCTAGGGATTGCTGTAGACTTTTCTGCTTTACGAGTAACGTACCAATCATGCACTGCAAGTTTATTGTTTGCTGTTGTTTTTGTTTCAGCTACCCATACAGATTTGAGGCCAAGAGTAACAACTTGATTACCCTGTGGATCTTTCAAAAGGTTTCCATCTGAATCCACCGCGTTAACATCCGCAAGATTTTTTGGAATCAGAGTGCCATCAGTCTGTCTGCCCCAATAGAATCTATTATCAAACGGTGCTTCACTTGCTGGTGGGTCTTCCCATGTGATGCCAATAGAAGTCTTTTCATCAGCGGAGTATCGCATCCAAACTTTAGGGTATTTTGTACCGTCAGTGCCAGTAAACGCTTTACCAACGCTTAAATTTTTTCCGTTATATTTCCACGGCATCCTAGTTTCTCCTATCGTGCATTAGCAAATTTAAATGGCTGTTCGGCAAAAGCTAAAAAGATATATAACCCACCAGAATAATTTATATAATTACCCGCATTTCTCACCTTAAACCCGTTGGACAAAAAATCCATTGTATCTGTAGTACCAGCTATTTGACTATCATTCGGTATTAGGTATTCTCTAACGGGATTATCTATATCTCGTTTATTATCATATATTGACCAGTTTCCTGTTGTTCCAGTAGCTATTTTTAAAAGAACAAATGCGGGTCTGAACCCTGTGTAAACATACGGTCCGTCAGCACTTCCATTTCCTACATATGAACCTACATGACTATATCCATCAATTGACCTAAACGCATACACGATGTAGTCATCGCCAGATTCAGTCATACTATTAGCAACATTGTTAGTGCGAAACTTTATAAGTGTATCAGTATGAGCCGATTTAAAAGTGCCATATCCATCACCTTCAGCAGCAGATGCTGCGTTACTACTAAGATAAAAATAATTAGCACTAATGTCTTTATGCCAACCATGCCATGCGTTTGTATTAGAATTGCTATCCCTATCTTTTAAAAATATAATTTCTGGAGTTGCTCCTAGACCATGAGCAATATCCATTTCACTTTGATTAACACCAGTATAGCCTATAATAGAAAATCCTGCTGCTTGATTTACTGACCCTGCACTATCAACATTACCCACGCTTGTTGCAGATGCGTCATTACTAAATGATGTACCCGCTTTCCAGTTCCAAGCGGCATAAGTTACAGTATTTGCGTTGCCGCCTGTTGGTCCACTTACATGTGTAAAACCATCAGTGCCAAACGCTGTTAATGAACCAGTACTTTCAACAACATCGGAATCTGAGTACAATCTTTTAGCTGTTCCCCTAACACTATCATATAACTCATTGTTATTACTTGCACTACGAGCCTTCACCCATACAAGGTCAGGTTGGAAACCAACGCCAGTAATAGCGTTTGTTCCACCATTTCCAGTATACAGCACAGTATTAAAATGGTCAGTAGCTAAAGTGTCTTGTTGAGGACCAATTGTAGGGTCTGGTAAGTTGGACGAGCAGATTGCCTTAAAACCAGACGGCACCGCATATTTGAACGCCCCTATACCTTCCCCATCAGATTCAGTGCCAACATTTCCACCAGTAAGATTTCCAGCGAAACTTCCATCTTGACCAAAGTTAAAAACAAAACCAGATGTTCCGTAAGCCACCAACCACGGAAACTTATCAATATTGTCAGGAATTTCAGATTCAGTGTATGTTGATGAGGGATTTGCACCTGTTGCTGGATTACCTGTACCTGCGCCTACGTTTCCATATTCACCATTGATGTGAAAGAAAAACTTCCTATTATCAAAATCTGCGGCAATACCAATTATATCGCCTGTAGTTGGAGCATCCCCAGCACTATGAAATCCCGAAGTAGCGACTGACTGTGTGGCAAAACTCGATCCCCCCCAATCAGAAATATAAATATTAGAGTCTCCAAAATGACCCATAGCAGAAGTTCCATTGATTTCTGCATTACTAGAACCTGCCCAAGTAGGAAATTCAGAGTTTCCCAATCCATCCATGTTTGAAGCTAACCAACCAATTTGCCAAGACGGATACCCAGCCGCAGTAATATAAACTTCGTAGTACCATTTCCCTGTTTTTACGGCTGTAGTTGCCATGCCTTGAGCATAACTAGATGCACTTGTAGTAACTTTTAAGCCACCCTCAGTTCCTGTAAAAAGAGATTGAGCACTACCTAAAGGAACTAGTGCGTTCATGGTTGCAAAATTATTAGTCGGGCTATCCTTTACTACATCTCCTGAGGCTAAAGTAGGTGAGCCACCTCCGGTAACAGTAAAATCATTGCCTTGACCGCTTTCATCATCGCCGATTGCGCTGCCATCATCAAAAGGTAAATAAAATCCATTGGTTCCGTATGAACCTGAGTAGGCTTTTGGAACCCATATTCCATCTTTAGTTTCACCAAAACTGCTTGGATCTAAAGCTGTACCATCAACATGATGAACTTCTGCCATATATCCATCAAAAAATTGTGAAACAGAGTCATGGTGTCCATTGCCAATGTCATGTGCGTTTGTATGATTAACATACCAATCGCTATCTTCGGGCGGTGCGCCATGACCATATTGATAAGCACCTGTATCCCGTGTGCCATTTATATAAAGTTTTAGTCGGTCATCGGATGTAGAATCTGTAGTATCCATAACTGCCATGATATGATACCAACTTGAAACATCTCTAAGATGCGAACTTGATATAAGAGCGTAATAACTAGCCCCGTCTGCCCGTCCGTCCATAAAAAAAGTTAATTCATGGTTTGCACCAATATCAAGGTCTACACGTCTGTTATAAACATTAGTTCCCGCTGAAAAAATACTTTGACCTTTGCCTGACGCAGTTAGATTTGCTCTTTTTATCCAACAACTAAAGCTCCAAGTTCTACGATTACCGCTTTCATCAGGTGTTCTTTCTAAACAACTGCTACTAGCCTCGTCAAAACGCAAAGACTGATTAATGGTCTTACTAAAAAAGCCTGTGCTTGTTTCGCCTGAACCCTCTGAGCGTAATATTGTCATTTTACGTTAACGCTCCTGAACAAGACATAATAATTAAATCGTTGTTTGCAGAGTTAGAAAGCGTGGCGTTAGCTTGGTCAGCCGTACAAAAATAAG